GGGTCATCTTCCTAAAAAAACCCTAAAAAAATACGTGACCTATTAGGCCGAGGGAGAAAGGAGCAACTAATAATGGCTATTAGTTTTCAATTATCAAAAATTCGAAAGCAGTTAGAACAGGAAGTCGATGCAGATAACCCTATTATTGCTGAAAAGATTGAACGGTACATCTCGTTAACACAACGCTATTACGAAATGAACGAAGCAGTCGGAGACACATTGCTAGTCCCAACGCAAACTGGCGGAGTTCGTTCAAACCCAGGCTTGGGTGAAATGGTAAAAATCAACGGGCAACTAATCAATCTGTCAAAAGATATGGGCTTGTCCGCTCCTCCTCCTGGGGCAAAAGCACTGGAGAATGCTAAGCGGTGCAAGGTGAGTGACCTTGTATGATCCATAACCAATACGTTGATGAATATATCGATGATTACAAAAGCGGAAAAATACTGCTCAATGATGAACGCAAGAAACTGATTAAGCTGCTTGAAGAAGACGTCCTACAAAGAGACGTCTACTTTGATGAAAGACGTATCACGAACTGTATCAAGTTCATTGAGAAATGGTACTTTCCGCTGCAACCTTTTCAAAAGTTCATCATCGCATTCATGTTTTTACGTTGCAAAGGCTCTGACGAGCTCTTCTACTCAGACTACTTGATTCTCATGGGAAGAGGAGCCGGCAAGAACGGTCTCATATCAGGAATAACGAATTTTCTGTTGTCCGACTTGAACGGAATACCGAATTATAACGTTTCCGTGGTCGCCAACAGTGAAGAACAAGCCAAGACCTCAGTAAAAGAAGTCTATAACGCAATCGAACGTTCCGATGTTCTGAAAAAAGTGTTCAAAAACAACATCGCTGAAATATCAAGCAGAACGAACGGTTCAGCGTTTGCATATAGAACTTCCAATGGGAACACAAAAGACGGTTTGCGAGATGGGATGGTTATTTTTGACGAAATACACCAGTATGCATCGAACGAAAACGTTCAGGTTCATGAATCGGGGCTAGGCAAGGTTCCGGACGCACGGGAAATAAAAATCGGTTCTGACGGTTACGTGCGAGAAGGCTATCTCGATCAGCAAAAGGAAATAGCTAATCACGTCCTTGATGGCGAAATACCAGCCGATACGATGTTCCCGTTCATCTGCAAATTGAACAAGCGTGAAGATGTCGATGATCCAAAAAACTGGCAGATGGCTAATCCGATGTTGTGCGAGCCTATGTCAGATTACGGACATCAGCTTTTCAGCAGAATCAAGAAAGACTTCAGGAAGTTAGTCTTTGAACCCTCTATGACTGACGAATTCATGACTAAACGAATGAATATGCCGGCTGAAAACCTTGAACGTTCGGTAGCGCCTTATGACGAAATCAAAGCGACCAACGTTCCGTTGCCTGATTTGGAAGGCAGAGAGTGCATAGGGGCAGTCGATTTCGCCTCGGTACGAGATTTTACCGCTTGTGGCTTGTCTTTTTTGAAAGACGGCAAATACTGCTACATTCACCACAGTTTCGCAAGAAAAGAATTCGTGGAAAAGATTTACGGATATGGTAGGAAAGCTGATCTGCAGATGAAGAAGGTTGTCGCTCCAATTGCTGACTGGGAAAAGCGAGGCCTTGTAACAGTAGTGAATGCCAATACCATTCAGCCGCAACTGATTGTTGAGTGGTTTATGAAGATGAGAGAAAAATACATGATCAAGAAAGTAATCATGGATAACTTCAGAGCTGAGCTGCTAAGAAAATGTTTTGAAGACGCCGGCTTTGAAGTCGAAGTCATCAGAAATCCTAGAGCTATCTCGGCCTTGCTAGCCCCACGTATTGAAGACGGGTTTGCTAATCATCGTTTTGTTTGGGGCGACGACCCAATGATGAGATGGTACACAAACAACGTTGAAGTAAAAATCGATAAGACTGGCAACAAATCTTACGAAAAGAAAGAACAATTCAGACGCAAGACTGACGGATTCATGGCTTTTCTGTACACGATGTACCGTGCTGATGAATTGCAGGACATCGATGTGGAGAAAGAGCTGAATGACATCATGGAGCTTGATTTCTAAAAAGAAGGTGGTGAACAGATGAATGTTTAGTTTCAAAAAAGCGACAACTAGCTATCCCGACTTCGACTTTATCGTCGATGACGATGCAGGACAAAGAGTGTATTTGAAGAGAGTGGCTCTTGATGCCGGAGTCAACTTCATTGCAAGACGTCTTGCACAAGCTACCTTTAAGCACAAAAAAAACGGAAAGTTTCTTCAAGACGAAGTGTGGTACAAGCTGAACGCTCGCCCAAACCAAAATCAGACAAAGACGCAGTTTTGGGAAAAAGCAATGCACGAGCTTTTATACGAAAGCGAGTGCTTGATTGTTTCGACTGACACAGGCGACTTGCTTGTCGCAGATAGCTTCGTTCACAACGACCGGTACGCAGTATATGAAGACAAATTCAAGGGAGTATCAGTAAACGGGTACACATTCCAAAGAGATTTTGCCATGTCTGACGTAATTTATCTGAATTACCAGAATCCCCGCTTGTCTGCTTACACTGACAGCCTTTTCCAAGATTATGGCGCGATGCTAGGGCGAATGATTTCGGCAAACATGAGAAACCACCAAATCAGAAGCACTCTGTCAATGGATGCGATGGACAACATGAAAGACGGCCAAAGAAATGCATTGCAGAAGTACATCGATAAGATTTTCCAAGCCTTTTCAAAAAAGGATGTGGCAATCGTTCCTGTTCTTAGAGGCATGGAATACAACGAGCTGACAAATTCTAGTAATACAACGAAAAGCCAGTCTTTCACTGATATTTCCGATTTGCGGAAAGACGCAATCAAGACAGTCGCAGATATTTTGGGCATTCCCGAAGTGCTGCTTACAGAAACTACTTCTGATGTTTCCAATACGGAATCGTTCTTCGACAACGGGACGTTGTCATATTTTTACAGACTTATAAGCGATGAACTAAACGCAAAATTAGTTTCTTCTTATGCTTATCGTAAGGGAGAACGAATAGAAATAGTCGGGAGAAATGCTCCTGATATGTTCAGACTCGCCGACACAATCGACAAGTTGGTTTCGTCCGGAACAGTGACACGTAATGAAATCAGAGAACGCTTAGGACTCGAAAAAGGTGGCTCTGAGCTTGATGAATTCTACATCACTAAGAATTACGAAAGGGGGTGATTATATGACAGTTTTAAATCTTAACGGTTCGGTCGTTTCTGATGAAGATAAATGGTTTTACGACTTCCTGGAAATTCCATCAATCTCGCCAAGCGACTTGACACAAGCGCTTGAATCAGATGAGGAAATCATTCTTAACGTCAATTCTCCAGGAGGCGCCGTGTCAGCAGGGCAAGAGATTTACACGAAGCTTCTGCAAGCGCCGCAAAACATTGTTGTGAACGTTGTTGGGCAAGCGTGTTCGGCGGCTTCTCTTTTTATCATGGCGGCTGACCGAATCAACATTTCACCAGTCGGTCAAATCATGATCCACAACGTTTCCACAACTCAATCGGGAAACAAGAATGACATGTCAAAGATGGTTGACGTGTTGAATCTTTTTGACAGCTCCCTTGCTAATGCTTACGTAAAGCGCACTGGGATGACAAAGGAAGAAGTCTTGGATTTGATGAACAAGGAAACGTGGCTCGATGCTGATAAAGCCCTTGAATTAGGCTTTGCTGACGGTGTCATCGGTTCAGATGACGTTGAACTTGTAGCAAGCACAGTACCCGTCTTTTCTCATTCCAAGATTGAGAAATTGAAGAACCTTTTGGAAGGCTCCAACGGTAAAAAAACTGAAAATTATTTCAAAAGATACGGAGGATTGTAATATGTTCAATGTTAATAAATTGTCAAATTTCGTTGCAAAGCGTAGCGAATTTGCAAATGTAGTTAAAAACGGCAAGGCAACAGAAGAAGAATCCGCAAAAGCATACGAAGAAATGATGGATGCGTTGGGTTCCGACCTTACCGACTACATCGACAACAAGATGAAGTTGGTCGAAGCAGCACCAATCAACGATGGTATGACCAATGAAGAACGTGAATTCTTCAATGCGATTGCTAACGGCGATTTGTCGCACGGTACAAAGCAAGAAGTTGTTCTTCCCGAAACGACAGTAGACGAAATCTTTGAAGATATGGTAAAGGAACACCCCTTCTTGCAAATTATCGGTTTGAAGAATGCGGGCTTGCGCTTGAAGTTTCTTAAGTCCGATGCTCAAGGCATTGCCGTTTGGGGCAAAGTGTATAGCGACATCAAAGGCCAACTTACGGCAACGTTTGATGAAACGGACGCAACTCAATCCAAACTCACGGCATTCGTAGCCATTCCAAACGATGTGCTCGAATACGGTGCTAATTGGATTAAGACATACGTTTCAACACAAATTCAAGAAGCCTTCGCGAATGCTCTTGAATCGGCTTTCATCACAGGCGACGGCAATGATAAGCCAATTGGCCTTACTCGTGATGTTCATACTGGCGTTTCTGTCACAAGTGGCGCATATCCCGACAAAACAGCAACTGGCAAGCTGACGTTTGCTGATGCTGCAACTTCGGCCAAGGAACTTGCAGGAGTTATCAAGGCTCTTTCCAAGAAGGAAAACGGCAAGTCTTTTGTTGCAAGGGGCAAGGCGGTTCTTTTGGTAGAACCTGGAACATCACTTGACATTGAAGCCGCTATGACCGTTCAAAATGTCAATGGGCAATGGGTATATGCTTTGCCATACGGCATCAGCATTGTTGAATCAGAATACGTTCCTACAGGCAAGCTGATTGCCTTTGTTCCCGAACGATATGATGCTTATGTTGCCGGCAACGTCACAATCAAAGAGTATGATCAAGCACTCGCAATTGAAGACGGTCGTTTGTACACTGCAAAGCGTTTCGCATACGGCAAGGCAAAAGACAATACTGCCGCACTCGTTTACACGGTTGATACTTCCAAAGCAAGCGCTTCAGCATCACAAAATTCGTAGTGACCGCTTATGACAGTGAAATTGGAAGACGTTAAGGGGCACTTACACATTTTCCATTCTGTTGAAGATAATTATTTGACTCGATTACTCACACAGTCTCAACAGGCTATCACTCAGCAAACAGGAGTTGACACAGGCGAATTGTATGATGAGCTTGTGGTGAACCGTGTCAGATACGCTTACGAAGGCGAACTTGACAAGTTTGTGAGCCGATTCCAAACAGACTTGCTGACGCTTGCTGTGTCGAACTTGAAAGATGAAGGCGATGATGATGGACAAGAACAAGCATAAGGTTGGCGACTACAGAACGCCAGTGGTTTTTTACGGCCTTGCCGATGATGGTTTTTCACCTGAACCCGATTCTGAGAGCAAGGCGGAAAAATTCAAGTGTTTGGCGCTCTGCTATTCCCCGTCTGTCAAAGATTATACGATCATGAATGCCCATTCCGTAACGGAGGGCATGACGATTGTCATTCCTGACACAAGAGGGGAATTCGTTCCCGATACGTCAATGACTGTCAAAATCGAGGATTATCGATTCAAAAATACCGAATGGAACGTGCTAGAAGTAGTCCCTGACTTAGAAGAAAATAAGTACATCAAAGTGGTATTGGGGGCGGTCGAATGAATAAGGATATCTATTCCGGTCAGTGCGTATCTGTTTCAATTCAAGGGATTGATGAAGTAATCAAGGCTCTTGAATCGCAGTATTCACAAAAGAAGGTAACTAGAGCCGAACGCAAAGCAATGGAACTTTCTGGCCGATATGTGAAAGATCATATCAACCACAATATCGTTGGATATAAGCGAACCGGTGCTACCGTTCGTGAACTTATTGCTGAAAAGCCTCGACGTAGAGCAGGGGAGATGACCGCAAAAATTGGTTGGAACGGTAAAGGCACTTACCAACGTTGGCGCTTGGTTCACTTGAATGAATGGGGATATATGCGAAACGGGAAACACATTAATCCTCGTGGCATGGGAGCCATTCGTAAGGCGGTTGAAGGCTCACTTAAGGAAGCTGCAGAAATGCAGTTTAGGATTTTGAAAGAAACGTTGGGGTGATTACATGCGTGACTGGATTGGGGAAGTCGGCACGAAACTTCACGCAAGGCTTCCGACGACAAAAATTTATTACTATCGCACTCCTGACGGCATTCCCGATACGTTGGTTTTAATCAGACCTTATGAGGTGGAACAATCCTCCTTATCGGCAAGCAATAAGTCTTTGCAGACTGCCGTTACTTTTCAGATTGATGTGCAATCAACTAACAGAATGGTTTGCAGAGAAACGCAAGCAACTATCGAAGAAACCCTAAAAGAACTTGGGTATTACAGATTGAACGGTCAAGAACTCGATGATTACTTGGATAACAAGCATTACGTTCTTGCTTACCGTTACAAAATGAAAACAAAACTATATGAGGTGATATAAATGGCTATTAACATCGGTTTTAAACGTCTGACCATTCAGCCTTTTAAGAAAGGCAAGTTTCCGCTTGAAAAAGACGGGGACCCGATCGTCATTGAAGGCAAAGCTAATAATGGTGGTATGGTTTCCGCAGAACTTTCAGGCATCGCCAAGGAAGCTAAGACCGTTTCCGCATCTAACACAGGTTACTACATTTCCCGTAAAGGTGTAGGCGAGCCTAAGGTAGAATTCGAAGTACTTGACCTTCCGGTAGCGGCAGAAACAAAAATTCTCGGTCGCACACAATCAGAAAAAGGCGTTCAATACACTGGCGAATCAACAGAAGCTCCGTATTGTGCAATCTTGATGGAATCAAGTAACACTAGTGGAGACGTTGCACTTGTCGGTATGTTCTATGGTGTGTTCTCACTCGATGCACTTTCCCTCAAAACGGAAGAAGTCGGAGCGGACTTTGAACCTGAAAATGAAAAGCTGACGTTCACGGCGGCAGCAAATCCAACAGCTGGCGATTACCAAGGCATGTACATGGCTAAATACGCTGGCAACGATACGGAAGCAATCAAAGAAATTAATGATAATGTTCTGCTTGCGTCTGTAGTAGTATCGGCATCTGGTCACACGGAAGAGCAACATTAAGATAAAAAACAGGAAGTGGAGTGGACTATTCCGCTCTGCTTTTTTTGAGGAGAGAAGAACATGATTAAAATTAAACTTTATAACAGAGATAAGAAAAAACTTATTACGCATACGGCCCGCTGGATTACTACAAGGCAACTGCTTGAGGGGTTGGATATCGATGGAGCAAACTATGATACTGCTTCCGAACGCATTAACGCACAGGTAGCGTTCGTGGCGAGCCTTTTTAACGATGTGACGGCTGATGATATTTTAGACGGAGTGCCCGCCGATAAGTTTCAGGACTTTTTGCAAGACTTCTATTTGCAACTCTTCGGCGGAGAAGATGAAGACGCAAAAAAAGTGCAAAGCCGCTCACAAACGAAGAACTGAAAGAAAGACTTTGGGATTACGTTAGGTCAGTAGTCCTCGGTCTTAACATTTCCTTGAATGACGTATTAGATAGCGACTTTGAAGGTATGCTGAAAGTCACGTCAAACGGGCGGAAAGAAAACAAAAAACAAATTAGTTTGTTTGAATTTATAGAGAAAGGAGAATGAGCATGGCAGAAAGAGTTTTAGGGCAAGTTGCCGTTGAAATGGATTTGAAGAACCAAAAATTCATGACGAGCATTCGGAACACCACAGCAGCTTTAAGGCAAGTCAAATCTGAAATGAGAGCTAATGCGTCGCAAATAGCTTTCTATGGGAGTGCCTTCACCAACGCCGCCATGAAGGAAGAAGCTTTCAGAGTTAAGCAGCAAGGCCTTATAAGAGAACTTCAGGCGCAAGAAAATCAGATGAAAGTGTTGCAAAGGCAATTCAACAATTCCATAACCAAGCAAGGCGAATGGTCATTAGCCACAGGCAAATACGCGACGCAGATCAACAACCTCACATCAAGAATGTATGACTTGAAGACGGCATATGTCGAAAACGCAAAAGGAATGGCTAAAATGCGAGCCGAAACCATGGGAGTATTCGGCATGATAAACAAGGTCGGTAAAGCAAGCATTTCAGCCGGTTCTTCTCTTCGCAGCATCGGCAGTACGATGACGCAAAACGTTACCGTCCCGATTGCGGCAGGGTTCGCTTACGCTATAAAGAAAGTCGTGGATTTCGACAACACGATGAACGAAAACAAGAACCTTATCAGAGCCAGTGGTGAAAGCGCAAGAGAGACATCTGAAAACGTTAAGAAAATGTCCGAAAACGCTGAAGTGTATTCAAACAGGTATGGTATCAGTCAGCAAAAGATTGCTAACGGATATCAAGACTTAATCAAACGAGGGTACACAAGCAAACAAGCCCTAGGTTCTATGAACAACGAGCTTAAGGCTTCAATTGCCACGGGAGATTCATTCTCCGACGTCGTAAAAGTTGCCAGCCAGACAATTGAATCCTTTGGTATGAGAACCAATTCCACAAAAGGCATGGTTAATGCTACAAACAAGGTGCTCAACCAATTAGCTTACGCTTCCGACCTTACGGCTACCACATTCCAAGATACCGGTATAGCCATGAGTTACGTTGGCGCTTCCGCTCATCAAGCAGGCTTCAAATTATCTGAAACTGCAGCGGCAATCGGTATTCTTTCCAACAACGGTTTGGAAGCCGATAAAGCCGGAACCGGGTTGCGTAAAACAATCATCAGCCTTAATCAGGCTGCTTCTAAAATTGATTCCAAAAATTCGGTTCTTGCCAGACTGGGCGTTAAAAAAGAAGAAATTGTTGGTTCTAACGGCAAGCTGAAAGATTTGGCAAGCATTCTCGATGTAGTTAATAAACACACCAAAAATATGTCAACGCTTGAGAAAGGGCAAGTGTTCCAATCGTTATTCGGTACTACAGGTAGGCAAGCTGGTACGATCTTAGCTGAAAACACTTCCCAATTAAGAAAACTGTCAGCAGAAGTCCAAAATTCTACTTCGCAAGATTATATCGGCAAACTGAGCAGAAACAACTTGAAGTCTGCACAGAACCAAATCAAAATCTTCAGACAGCAGATAACGAACGCCGGTATGGATGCGGCAAGAATTTTGTTGCCTTACGTGACGAAATTCATCAAAGGCGCTGAAGATGTTCTCAAAGCATTCAATAAACTTTCTGACGGGCAAAAACAAGCCGTTGTCAACATTGCACTTACTGCCGCAGCGCTTGGACCACTCTCAATTGCATTAGGCTCAGTGCTTGGCGTCATGGGCAAAGTTGCGACAGGCTCAGTCAATCTGTTTTCCAAAGTGTCACAATGGCGTGCTGCACGAAAAGCATTCCAGGAAATCAGCGTAGCCGGTGAAGGAACGAGTGGCATTTTGGCCAAAGTGGGAGCGAAGGCACTTGGGACAGGAGCAAACATCGGCAAAATGGGTGCAGCAGCAGGCACAGCAGAAGGTGCTTTGACAACTGCAACCGGTGGAATATCAGGATTGACTGCAGCAACATCACTTCTCAACCCGGCAGTATTGGCTGCAATTGCAGTTGTCGGAGGCGGAACGTTGGCTTATGAACTTTGGGGCAAGAAAGCAATCGAATCAGCCGACCGCACAAAGAAATGGGGAACAAGTGTTGATAAAGCTACCGATGAATCAGCTACTTCCTTTAAAAATTGGAGTACGGACGCAACATTGGCACTCAATGACACTGCATCTAATGCCGATAAGAACGCCCATGACATTAAAGTTGCTTTTGACGGCATGACAAAAACGGTCGAACATTCCGCCAAAAAGCATCAAAAAGCTATCGAAGAATGGGCGAATAGTTTTGGCAATTCAAAAGTTGCAGAAGCGGTTTTGAAAGAAACCGACAAAGAAAACAAAACGATGGATAAACACGTTGCCAAAGTGCAGTCGTACAACAAACAGATTCAAGAAATCGTTCAAAGAGCAAAAGACAAGCACGTCAAGCTTACTGATGATGAACGGGTGCAGATTGCGGCTCTTCAGGAAAAAATGACCGAAGAACAAGTCAAATTGCTTAACGTTTCCAAAGACAAGAAAGCGTTGATTTTGAAAGCTGAATTGTCACAAGCAAATGAATTGACTTCAAATGAATTATCCAAAGTGGTGCAGACTACTGCAAACTCACTTGAGAAAGAGAGACAGGCATACGTAAAACAAAAAGCGAAAATCAAACAAGCTTTGAAGGATAAAACACTTACTCAAGCTGAGGCCAACGCCGGACTTGAAGCGCTCCAAAAAAGCCACAACGATAAGATGAATGCTTATGGAATCGCCTTTATCAATGCTGAAAAACAAAAGGGCTACAGTAAAAAACAAATCATGCAGGATATGCTTGCTGACACCAAGATGAATTGGAGCCAGATTGAAAAGGTGTATGACAACTATGAAAAAAAGAACAAGAAGCTGAATTCTGTATCCATCGACACTACTCAAAACATGAGCAAACAGACAAGAAAAATTGCCAGTGAATGGAACAATCTCGTTATTAATCCCAAAACGCTGAACGTAAAGAGCAATGCTGTTGAAGAGGTGGCAAAAGCCGTAAAGTCAAAAAAGCAATGGGACAAGATTAAGTTCCTTGAAAAGAAAGGCAAATTATCAACGAATGCAAAAGGTGTAGTAGCAGAAGCACTTATTCAGAGTGGGAAATGGGATGCGATGTCCTGGAAGCAAAAAGAAGCGTGGATAACGTACAAGGGAGCGGAAGATGTAGCGAAAGCCTTGACCGACAACGGCAAGTGGAACAATCTTCCAATGAAAGCGAAGCAAGCTCTTGTTTCTTGCAAAGGCTCCACGGATCTTGCGAAGGTTGTTGCTGACTACAAGCTCTGGAACTACCTCCCGACCAAAGAAAAAGACATTTTGGTAAGAGACAAGGATGCAAGCAAAATTCTCAAGAAAGCCGGCATAAACATTGATAGCTACAACAAAAAAGATGTCAACAGAAAGAACCTCACTGGTAACGCAGTAAGCATTGAACAGGCGGTAAATCGAGGGAAACAAGCAATTGACGCTCATAACCGAAAGGGTGTCAGCACAAAATTTTTCAACGGTAATCCTTCAAATATTTTAAATGCAAGCAGTCAATCCAGGAGAGCAGTTGACGCTCACAATTGGAAAGGCGTCAGCACAAAATTTTTCAACGGTAATCCTTGGAGTGTTTTAAATGCAAGCGGTCGAGCAAGGGGAAGCGTTGACTCGTGGAACAGAAAAGGAGCTAACAGCAAGTCTCTTCACGCAAGAGATAACGCTTCGCAAAATGCACACAGCGCAATCAGGAGTGTTAACGCTTGGAACAATCAGAGAAAGCCTAAGACGTTCAAATTCACCTCAATCTTTGAAAAAATTTTCGTAACTAAAAAAAGAAGACACAAGCGTTTCGGTACAAGAAACTTTGAAGGCGGACCTATGATGGTTAACGATCAGCAAGGCCCCGTGTTCCGTGAATTAGTCCAATTCCCCGGTGGGTTCTCGTTCATTCCACAAGGGCGGAACGTTTCGTTTGAAGCGCCAAAGGGTACAAGGGTTCTCAAAGCGAGTGAAACCGCAAGGAAATTTCCTGGTCTTCCGCAATTCGCAGAAGGCACAGCTAAAAAGCCTACGTTCGATACATCGCTCAACTACTTGCGAGCGATCGACAATGCGTCGGGAAAAACAAGCGTATCGGTTGATAATAGTGAAACGAACAATCGCCTTGATTCAATCGTGACAATTCTGAGCGCAATCATGAACGGAACGTTGAATGTGCAATTGCCGCAAAGCCAAGTAGCAGCAATGCGTTCGACAAACGGCAAAGTTGACTTGAGAAGAGCCATGCAAGACATGAATACGCTAGCAGCAAGACAAACAAGGGGGTGTTTGAATGTATAACGGTTTTACGTTCAACGGCAAAAATTCAACTGATTTAGGGATTTTTATCGATAGCTCATATACGGTTGCAACCGCAGTTCCCAATGTGTCAACAGCCACCATTCCAGGGCGAGCGGGAACGGTTCTCTTGAACGACTCCAAACCTTCGAGCATTTTGCAGACGATTCCTTTTTACGTGAACAAGCCGCCTGCTGAACAAACGAAGGCTATTACCCAAATTACTAATTGGCTCAGACAGAGCGTTAACGTGTACCACAATTTCAAGTTAGCAAACGATCCTGGCTTTACCTATTTAGTAGCAATGACTGGCGAACTTTCTTTCAAGCGTGAAGCAAGCGATTTAAGTGGAGAATTGAATGCACTGTTTTATCCGTACAAGTTTTATGACGAAGGTTTGAAAGAAATCAATGTAACCAACGGACAAACACTGAACAATCCAGGAACAGTTACGGCTTTGCCACGTATTGCTTTAAGCGGAAGTGGCACCGTGACGCTTAACACGTTCAAAATGACAGGAATAGGCAATGGAGCGGTTTTGGATAGTGAAAGACAATCTTGCACAAACCTTGCCCATACAGAGCCTCTTTTTAATCGAATGAGCGGGGATTTTCTGACGTTGCCACCTGGAAGTACGAAAATAACATGGGATAATTCAGACTTTACCGTGAAAATTATTCCTAGATGGGGGGTTATGATATGACACCAATACTTTACGAAAGCGATGAAAAAGAATTTTGGAGCAAAGGCCTTGGCCCTTTATCCGATGCTGAAAAATGTACAGTGACGGAAGAACGAAACGGAGCATACACGCTTTCGATGACTTATCCGATTGACGGAGCACAAGCTGACAAGATAGCAAACAACAGGATAATCAAAGCTGATAACGCTTATGATTTGAAGAACCAATTGTTCGTTATCAAAACCGTCACTCCAATCATGACAGAGACTGGTGAAATCAGCCTTTCCGTTTACGCTGAACACATCAGCTACATCACGAATGATTTGTCTATTCCGCCTGAACTTAGTTTGACGGGGACAGCGCAGCAAGCGCTTGACCAATGGAAAGACTCCCTCATCGGTGGAGACACAAGTGGAATCACGGTTGACTCCGATGTAACAAACACATCAAGCACGCTATTAACCATTCAAAATGTTGCCAATGCAAGACAAGCACTAGGCGGTGTGGAAGGCTCAATCCTTTATTGTTGGAAAGGCGAGTACAGGTTTGACAACTTGCACATCTCTTTGAAAAAGCAGCGTGGCACAACCGCAAATACTCTTTTGAGTTACGGAAGGAATCTTCTTACGTTTGAACAAGAGCAAAACATTGCTGAGACGTATACAACACTCTATCCGTATGCTTTGGTCACTACTGCAGGAGGCATGACTCAAAAACTGGTGACGATTGACGGATATTTGGTTGATAGCAAGTATGTCAGCCACTATCCTAACCGCAAAATCAAAACGCATGACTTCACTTCTGATTTCCAAAATTATCGCATTGGGGCAAAGCCGAGTGAAAACGCAGAAGAGGGAGTGACATACGCTGACTTAGCCACGATCAAAAAATACCTTAAAGGCAAAGCTTTGCACTTCATGACAACCAACGACATCGGAGTCCCGAAAATTTCAACGACTATCACGTTTGCTGACTTGTCAAAAACCGATGACGAACTCGCAAAATTCGAGAAGCTGAGCCTTTGCGACAAAGTACCCGTTCGCTTTGAGAAGCTCGGAATAAACAGTACAATCAAAGTTACTCGAACGGTATGGAACGTTTTGACGGACAGTTACGATTCGATTGAACTTGGCGATTTGAATATGACCATCGGCGAAACGGTTGCAAGCGTGAGTGCTGAAACATCGGCAATTAAAACAAAAGTCAATCAAGCGAGCATGACTGCACAAATCGCCGCTGACGGAACGCACAACATCTTCCGAACGGACGATGAAACCGAACCGATAGCCAAAAAGGTAGGCGATCTGTGGTACAAAACCGATGGCAAGTACACATCAATGTATCAATGGGATGGCAAAGCATGGGTGCTTATCATCAACACCAGAGATACGGCAGACGTCAGAACTGAGCTTGACCAAGCCAAATCCGACATGGAGCAAGCCAAAACCGATGCACAGAACGCATACGATGAAGCAATCAAGGCTACCGGTACTGCAAACGGAGCCAAAGCACAAACTGCTGAAGCACTTGAACAGGCAAGACAGGCAAACGACAACTACACTGCTTTAGCTAAAGAAGTAGCCGACAACAAAGCGAGTGTTGACGCAGATTACAAGCGAGTGAGTGATGACTACACCGCTTTAGCTAAAGAAGTCGCTGGCAACAAGGCGAGCGTCGATGAAGACTATAAAAAAATGCAGGCTGACGTCGCGCAAGCCAAAAAAGACCTGTCTAGCGTCACTGGCACAGTGACCGAAGTTAAAAAAGGTCAAGGTGAACTATCTGCCAAGGTTGCCGGCAAAGTAGACAACACGGTATATCAGACATATGTTGAGCAGACAAACCAGGCTTTGTCAGAAAAGCTAATCGCAAGCGACTTGCAAAGCTACGCAAAGATAGCAGACGTCAAACAAACAACTGACGGATTGAGTGCAAGCATAACCAAGGTACAAGGCGATTTGAGTGGTTTGCAGATTGGTGGGACAAACTTAATCAACAACAGTGCGCTAGAAAAAGATATGCTAGGCTCAACGAGTGGACTAAAGGGCTTTGAATTTCGTGATGGTTGGCTAGTCATGGAAACGGCGGGCAATACGAGCTACAGACCTGTATGGACACACACAAGAAGCGATCTAACCGACGGTCTATACGCACTGAGTTTAGATGCGAAAGTTGTCAGCGTGACGTCGGGCAAACCCGAAATAGAGCTGATGATACGTAGAGCCAGTGATTACAGTGTATATGCAACTAGTGATGTAACTACTCTGAAAGACGGGCAAATCGTGAGATTATCCGCTATCACAACTACCCCGATTGACGTTACGGGCGTTCTAACATATATGCAGTTGGCGATTACATCGAGTTTTGTCGGCAAGATTGCTATCCGCCATCTCAAACTTGAAAAAGGCAACAAAGCCACAGACTGGTGCGTGTCAGACAATGACGTACAGTCGCAACTCAACACGCTGTCGGGCAAAATAACGGCGACTAGTGACCGTTTATCATCTGTCTATACCAAGTCAGAAACAGACGCAAAACTGGGTACAAAAGTAGAACAGTCAACGCTCACACAGACGGCTAACAGACTATCCGCAAGCATAGTGGAAAACTCCAAGGCACTAGCAAGCAATACGGACAAGATAACTAAACTGACTGCTGACGTAAATGGGGTCAAAACAACCGTAGCAGACAATACGGGCAAAATATCCACCGTGTGGCAGACGGTGGACGGCATTAAAACCACGGTGGCAGACAACGCAGGTAAGATATCTACCATGCAAACGGATGTCAACGGCATTAAAGCCAACGTCGAAAACGCACAGGGCGATATATCAACCTTGCAGACTGACGTTAGTGGCGTCAAAACAACCGTAGCCGACCACTCCGGCAAGATAACTCAGTTGACCACCGATGTTAATGGAATCAAGTCAAGCGTATCAAGCAAGGTAGACAAGACAACGTACCAATCGTATGTAACGCAAACCGACAAGACACTGTCGACTAAGCTGACGGCAAGTGACTTGAACGGTTACGCAAAGATAGCAGATGTCAAGCAGACGACGGATGGACTAAGCGCAAGCATAACCAAAGTTCAGGGCGACTTAAGCAACTTGCAGATTGGCGGAGTAAACTTAATGAGCGACACGGAACAGGCAGCCGGAGGAAGCAGCGGTTTTGACTCTCAAACATACCAAGACGGATGGCGTGTAGTAACGGCAACCCAAGCGTCTAGCAGCCGCCGTTTTATCACGTGGCCAGTTAAACTGAGGGGCAGCAGCTACACGGCAAGTGTTGATTTTAAATGCATATCCAACACGTCAGGGCAAGATGACAAAGTGGAGTTGATGCTTAGAGACAAGGATTACGCATCATACGGCGATGGTGCGGAATACGGGCTTTCCGAGGGCAGTTACGGACGATTGGTTACCACGTGCAACCTGTCAAACAGACAAAACGTGGTGTATCTGCAGATTGCAGTATCAAGCACGTTTGTAGGACAAATCGCATTTCGCCATCTCAAACTTGAAAAAGGCAACAAAGCTACAGATTGGTGTAAGTCGGATTATGACGTACAGTCACAACTCGACACGTTGTCGGGCAAGATAACGGCAACGAGCGAACGTCTATCATCTGTCTACACTAAATCAGAGGTAGACGGCAAACTGGGTACAAAGGTAGAACAATCAGCACTCACGCAGACAAGCAACAACTTATCCGCAAGCATAGCCAAAAACTCAAAGATACTGGCAAGCGCTGGTCTGGTCAACGAAAATGCATACATCAACGCAAGCAAAATCGCTTTGAACGGTAAAACGTTGATGTCTAATGCGGTTATCAATGACGCTTTCATCGGCAGTTTGTCGGCTAACAAGATTACCACGGGGACGCTCAATGCGGCTAAAGTCAACTTAATCAACGTCAACGCAAGCAGTATTTCAACAGGTGTGCTCAACGGCATTAAAATCACGTCAACCGGCAAAGACCCGAGCGGTACGTCAAGCACAACGAATATCCAAAGCGGTTATATCGATACTAACGTTATCAACTGCAGCGACTATATCCTAGTCGGCAAGGCGGACGCTGACCCTCGCAAACGATGGCAGACGAAACAGGACAGCTTTGGAATGTGGTTTACTTGTCCGGCAAAATTAAACGGGCATACTGGTAATGCGCCAAGTGATTATCAAACAGAAATGCAAGGCTTCATCGGCAGCGACGGTTGGAATTATAAAAATGTAACGGTATCCGGCACGGGTTTTAGTGGCATTAAACTGGTGCTGACGCCGGAACAAGAGTGGGGCAGACCGTATGGGGGCGACCAGTGGTCTATCGGTACTTGGGTAAAAACGGAAGCTAGTGGTAAAAGCGGAGACATCAGAGATGGAACGCTAGACCCTGTTATGTGGTACAGCTACACCGGCCAAGGAGCTGCATATGCTGACCAGCTTGTTGTCCAGAAAAAAACGCAATTTTTCGACAAAGCGAATTTCCAAGACGGAGTACGCATTGGCGTAACAGGCGCTAGTCACGGCATACGCACCGCATGGGTGTCATGGTCAGACTGGGGCAGTAATCAAAAGATTCCGTGCATCGTACAGGATGCTGACAATTGGGGCGGTATCGCATTTCCGGCAAACGGGAGAACGGTCTTGTTCACACGTAACTATCGTGTCAATACTGACAGTTTGCCAAGGGACGGTGGCAGTTATAACGGTTATGGTGGCTAAACAGAAAGGATTGATATAAATGGATATTAAGAAAACTGTAAATTTAACATACGTGGCAGATGACAAATCTTTTGCTATGTCTACAATGCTTACAGGGGACGGTTCAACACCCGTGGTGCAGACTATGGGCTTTGACACACCAACGGCGTACAAAGATGACGGAACGCCCGTTTACACCACACCGGACGAGCAAATCAAGGAAGCTCAAAAAGAGTTTATGGCGGCGGCAATCGCAGAACAGAAATCACTATGTGAAGAAAACGGGGTTGACCCGTCACTTGTAAATGTTGTTGGAGCAGAAAAAGAACAAACGGAGGGGAAATAGCATGAATGAGATGCAAAGATTAGCTATTGAGATTGCAAACAAGACAATCAAAATCGCAGAGTTAGAAACAGAAAACGAACGGCTTAATGCAGAAATTTCTGCATTAAAGTCTGAAAATGAAGGTAAAAACACTAAAAAATAACAGTTAACGCAGAATTTTCTGCATTAACGGGGCGGGTGGGTAGGATAAAAAGGAGCTGAACTATATGACATTACATGAATTATATCTTGAACATTTTGCAAAACTGATTGACAACCCCGTTTTCTTCGCATTCTTTTTAATCGTTCTAATCGATATTTTGACGGGCTTTTTGAAATCGCTGGTCAACAAAAAGACAACGTCTAGTAAAGGAATCGGTGGACTTATCAAGCACTCAACGCTGCTGTTGGTCGTATGTATGCTATATCCGTTTTGCGATATTTACGGAGCAAGTGGCATGGCGGACACGCTTTTGATTTTCTATATTCTTTTTTATGCGATTTCGATTGTGGAAAACCTTGGCGAAATGGGGATTCCGATTCCAGAATGGCTTAAAAAGTATATCTATAAGTTATCCGATGAGTACAACAAGGGGGACACAAAAGATGAACAAAAATAAGATTGTTTTAAGCGTTTTGAGTGCGCTTGCGTTGATGTCGGTAGGATTCACTGCACAAGCTGCCAAAGGTGACCAGGGCGTAGACTGGGCAAGATACCAGGGCATTAACGGTAAGTGGGGTTATGCGCATGATAAGTTTGCCATTTGCCAGATTGGCGGCACTACCGACGGTTGGAACACGTATGATCAAGACACGTACAAAACGCAGGTAGCGGCAACGATTGCCATGGGGCGAAGAGCGCATACTTACATTTGGTGGCAAAATGTCACTACACAAAAACAAGCTGACAAGGTGCTTGATTACTTTTTGCCACGAGTGCAGACACCTAAACAGTCGATTGTGGCACTTGACGTGGAAAGCGGACAACAGAACACCGCAGTAGTTGACTATGCGTTAACTCGTATCAAACAAGCCGGTTATACGCCTGTGCTGTACGGGTACAAGAGCTACCTTGTCAATCACATTGACTTGGCAAGCCTTGCTAAAAAGTATCCGCTTTGGCTAGCAGCATATCCTGATTACAACGTGACCACAAAGCCTAACTATGCCTACTTTCCATCATATGACAATGTGGGCATCTACCAGTTTACTTCCACTTATGTAGCAGGAGGCTTAGACGGAGACGTAGATTTGACCGGTATTACTGACAACGGATATCGCAACGGGGACGCAAGCAAACCCGTAAGCAAGCCAACAGCCGTTAAGCAGGGCATCAAGGCGGACAACACGCCTAAAAAAGACATCACAACCGGCTACACTGTCAAGGTCAACTATAGTGCAAGACACTGGGCAAGTGGCCAAGCTATCCCTAACTGGGTCAAAGGGCGCATGTATCCGGTTGTGCAAACTAATGGTGACAAGGTACTGTTAGGCGGTATTATGAGTTGGATCAAACGTTCCGATGTGGAAATTTTGCAAACTGCAAAGCAAACAAACGGTACCTACACAGTGCAAAGTGGTGATTCTTGGTGGTCAATCGCAAATCGTCACGGTATGTCTATGTATACGTTGGCAGCACGCAACGGCAAGACTATCTACAGTATGCTGCATCCCGGCGACCGTCTGACCATCAGTGGGCAGACAACACATATCTACACGGTCAAATCAGGCGACACGCTGAGCGGCATCGCTAGTCGGCTTGGCGTGTCAGTCGGCCATCTGGCGCAGACTAACCGCATCAGCAATCCTAACTTAATTTTTGTTGGTCAACAATTGAGTTATTGATGTTATAATTAATGTATGCTCAGTAGAGCAAATATATAGAAAAAATTCGTTTTTACTTGCTTGTAGCAAGCATTTCGTTCAAACCCCGTATGATGACGATACGGGGTTATTTATACAAAAAAGACCCTCGGTTTAAAACCGGGGGCCTTTTTATGCACCGAAATTAGGAGTATTTCTAGTTACAACTCTGCAAACCTTTGTGTTGCCTTAACCACGTGTTACCTTAAAAGGAAAAGTGAATAAACTTATTCACAACTCTATTATAACACATTGTTGTCTGTTTGTTGTCTCCAAACATCAAAAATGTTTATATGGCAAAGATAAACCATTTTGAAAAAAAATAATCAAGAAACCATATGAAGCCATAAAGAGCGATTCTATGCGGTTTTGTGTTTCGGAAACCATCTAAAAACATATAAAACAATCAAATCGTTGTCTTTTTTGTTGTCTTATATTTCATTAATTGCCTTGATGATTTTCTGGTCTTCTCTTTCTTTGTACTCGTCTATCAGATATGCATACACTTTAGCAGTTATGGTCATATCTTTATGACCTAGGCGCTTTGATATGGCGTAAAGGTCAACGTTTTTAGACAACAAATAAGCTACATGGCTATGGCGTAAACAATGAAAATGATAGCTCGGCTTATCGATGTCGGCTTTCTTCAGCAATGCACGCAAATGGCGGTTGATTGTAGGGCTCAGCAATATCCCGTTGTGTGTGCGGAAAACCATATCATAACCGTTAACTTTGAGCTGTGACAGCACATCTAACAAATGCCTGTTGACCACGATTACACGGTTAGATGATTTGTTTTTAGGAGGTTTGACTGTATGAGCCGCAGGTGACCATGATCTTGTTATGCTGATCGTCTGCTTGTCAAAATCGATATCTGACCACTCAAGAGCCGTAATTTCGCCTAACCGCATACCGGTATAAATTGCCGTCAGTATCATGTAAGCGGAGGGATGCATTGGATTAAGATTGTTCTCAACTACTTCAAGCAGCTGCTTGATTTCGGCTGTAGTGAGATACTCAACGTCTCGGCTGCAATTGCTGTAGCTTATTTCCGTTTGCTGAGTAAAATCTTTGACTATGATGTCATCTGCAATAGCCGACTTGACGCATCCTTTGATGGTCATTGTGACTAACTGCATAGTACTTTTTGCACGTCCTTGACCACACTCGTTCAAAAATTGCTGATATTTTGTGCGTGTAATGCTTTGCAGCTTGACGCCGTCAAAATATTTAGCTATCAGATTGCGGACGGTAACGTACCTAACCATCGTATTTGCTTGCACCTTAGGCCGTTTGTACGTGTCTACCCATTGATCGTAGTAGTCCAGAAACAGTACATCTTGCTTGGCTTTTTTAACTCCGTCGATATCCTTTTCTATCGCAGCAGCATACCGCCTAGCCTCTAATTTTGTCGCAAAACCTTGCTTGCTTGTCTGCCTTAGCTTCCCGTTTTCGTCGCGCTGGCTGATGGTGACTTTCCAACCACTTTTTAGTTTTCTATAACTTGCCATGGTGTCCTTTCCGGTGTTACAATAAACACACATAAAAATATATAAAACCTTATCAAACTTATTATTAAAAGAGCCTATCCCTTGACCGAGTGGATAGGCTTTTTTATTTTACTGTACGTCTGCCGTGAATTTAACTGGGTCGGCATCGTCACCGGACGGGCGGAACTGCAATTCAAAACTGCCCAGCTTGTCAGCAGAGTAGCCAACGGTTACATCTGCTTCTTTCCCGTCAGCTAACGAATCTAGCATTGTACCGTCAATTGCATATTCTTCCAATTTGTTATTGTCTGGATCGTACACGTCTGAATCGTTGCCAATTGTTAATTCATCGCCTGTTTCGTTCTTGACGTGGTAAATAACCTTAACGACGTATTTCGGTTGTTTATCTTCGAATTCGTTTCTCTCATTAGTTACTTCAACCGATTTGAGCGTATATGTAACTCCGTCTACTTTTGCGGATTCGCCTACCTTGTGGTAAGCTTTGTCACTGTTGCTATCATCATCAGTGCTATCTTCATCAACGTAATCATCGTCATCATCACCATCTTTTTGCTTGCTTTCTTTTAAAAGGCTGGAAACAAGTGCACGACCTTCTTTTGCATCTCGTTCCTGTCCGATTTGATATGATGCTATTCCGACAATAGCAGCGACTATAGCAACAATGATCCAGAACACCGGCTTTTTATAAAACTTCTTTTTTTCTGACATATGCTGTCCTCCTTAAATATGAAATTCGCTATATGTAAAAATTGCCTGCATCGTGTTATAATGACGATACAAGCAACATTTTTCTTACCCGTTATGGCTTTTTACTGTCTGTCGCCATGACGGGTATTTTTTTACAGTTCAGTGATAACCTGGACCGCTTTGCCTAAAATTTTTATTGGTGTTTTAGGCGTCACCATAATAGGATCATAATCTTTATTGTCAGGAGACAACACAAGCGTATCACTGATACATTTTACACGCTTAAGTGTGGCCTCGCTGGTATCCAACAATAACGCAGCAGCTATCTCATTCTTTTCAACCACATCTTGCTGATGAATAAGGACTTTAGAACCAGGCTGAATGGTTGGAACCATGCTCGAACCTTCAGCAATCAAAAAGAAATATTCGTTTGAGTCGTTCGATATAAAATCCTTTGGTATTGCAACATACTCCGATATGTTTTCTTCCGCCAAGATTGGCTCTCCGCAAGCTATGTTTCCTATCACAGGAACTTTTACAGTATCTACATGGGCTAACGTTTTGGTTAATCCTAATAGGTACTCTTCGCTTACTCCTAAAGCCTTTGCCATTGGCGTTATATGTTCCAACGGGAATTTATAACGCTTAAGGAGATACCTTGAAAGCGAACTGGAAGATATTCCAACTTCTTCAGCAAGACCATTCACGGTAAGGTTCTTGATAGCCATCTGTTTTGCTATCCTATCTACAATGTCGTCATTTGAGAAAAGCATTTTATCACCTCCTCTCTGACTACTACAGTATATCATATATCGCTTCAAAAACGCAATATCCGCAACAAAAAAAGTGATTTCGCGAAAAAAATAAAAAAAATGCGAAAAAAGGTATTGCAGTTTTGGGATAGAGGGTGTAACATTAAAAACGTCGAAAGGCAAAACAAAAAAATAAAAAGAAAGGAGCTGGTTCGGATGCTCAATTTAAACGAATTGAAAGCCGAGCGAATCCGCAGAGGCTACAGTGCCGAGGGCTTGGCTCAAAAAATGGGCCACCGGAAAGACTGGATTTACCGCCGAGAAAATGGTCAAGCTGTTTTGGGTGCGTATGAATTTGTTGAAATTTGTCGTGCTATGGGCTGCACGGAAGACGAAACATTCTCTCTTTTTGCCCGTTTGTCCCACAATTGGGACAAAAAAGACGAAGATAATCTAATCCACCAATAGTGGGATGATTTGCTCTTTGAAAATTGAAATAGGAGGTCATGCCGTGGAAGAAACAATTATCTTGTTTCTAGCTGCTCATAACATGACGGTAGCTGAATTAGCTGACAAATATGAGGTTAGCCATGAAGAACTGCTGAATGCGTTGAGCGGAAGGAACAAGAACATGAAACACGTTATTAGGAGAATAACCATGGATATTAAAGGAGGAAGATTGAAATGACAGAAGAAGTGCAAGTTTTTAATTTTAATAGCCAACAAATCAGAGCCTTGACAATCGAGGGCGAACCTTATTTTGTCGGCAAAGATGTAGTAGACATTCTCGGGTACCGAAACGGTAGTCGAGATATTAACCGCCATGTAGACGAAGAGGACAGACGCAAAGCCATGGTCTTTGATGGTAACCAGAACAAGGAAACCATCATCATCAACGAATCGGGCCTTTACAGTTTGGTTTTATCAAGCAAATTACCGGATGCTAAAAAATTCAAGCGTTGGGTAACAAGCGAAGTTCTCCCCACAATCCGCAAACACGGAGCATATATGACGCCTGAAAAGATTGAGGAGGCTATTCTTAACCCCGATACAATCATTCAACTAGCCACTCAGCTTAAGCAAGAACGTGAAGGGCGTCTGATTGCCGAGCAACGTGTCAATGAATTGACCCCTAAGGCTGACTATTGCGACAAGGTGCTTGCTGACAAATCGCTAGTTACGATTACACAAATTGCCAAGGATTATGGGATGAGTGGTCGAGCACTCAATGCTATACTTCACGATTTGGGTGTTATCTACAAGCAAGGCAAAACGTGGTTACTGTATGCAAAATATCAGAAAACTGGGTGGACTCACTCCGAAACCATCATGGTTGACAAGAAAGACGGAACGCAGAAAGCCGTGCTCAACACTAAATGGACGCAAAAAGGTCGTTTAGGTTTGTACGAGCTACTTAAAACCCGCGGCATTCTGCCATTAATCGAACAGGAAGCGGTGAGCGCATGACGGACACAAGCCGTGCAATCACTATCACCATTGATGATGATTGTCTGCAACGACTGATCATCGAACGCCTGGATGAACTCATCAATCAAGATTTGTCAGGCGTAACGTGGTCACTAGACCAATTCAGACGTTATTGTTGTGCTAATAAGGCGAAAGACTGGGTAAAGGCTTTTATCTTTATCCCGTTCGCCGAAGAAATCGCCTTTGAAAACGGGGGATGGTTAATTTCCCCACGGGGTAAAGGCCATTGCGCAATTATTTTTGCAAAGCAGGCAAAGGAATGGATGGAAGAAAACCACCACAGAATCAATTGGAGAGAGAAACTGAAGAGATTGGAGGAAATTTAAATGAATGATAACGAAAAAGAACCGGTAGTACCGGTACCAGCTGGCGTTTTGGCGGCGCTTTTGGCGGCGTGCGCGCTTACGAATTGCAAGACGATTAACTACCACGGAATGTTTGAGATTATCTCCAATCAAGCCGAGGAAGTCGAAGAAGGACTAACCGGCACTATCAGTGCATTAACACTTTCATATGTAATGTTCGAGGTTGAAAAGACGCAAGGCGAAGAAGCGGCGAAAAAGCTGACGAACGAAATTCTTGGAAGATTCCAAGGCGAGAAGAAAGAAGCTCTTGCACGGTTTGCCGCTAGTACCATTAACGATTTCGAAAAAATGTATCGAGGTGAATGAGATGAACATCATTAAACAATTAAAATTGCGCAAGCTTAACAAAGAGCGTGAACACTTGCTCAGAGAGTTTACGGTCGAAGATATCACGGCGCAGGGCGTTTGGTCGCTTAGAAAAAGCCTGAACAAGGCCGCCAAAAGAGCATATCTGATGGATGGCTTGGAAAAACTGGATGCAAAAATTAAAGCAATCATGGAGGGATAATCATGAGCGAAATTAAAACAACAGAAAATGGCTTGGAAATTCAAGCCGGCAAAATCACATTGGAAGGCCCGGAAACGGAATACGTCACGCTAGCGGTGGTCGAGTACGATCCTTACGAGGGCATGGATTGCGAAGGAAACGAGAAAGACAAGACGCTTGTTCGTTTGCCGACATTCTGTCGGCAAGTTGACGAAGATGATAAGATCACGTTCAGCGGAAAAATCAACGTGGACACGAGACCTGAAAGCAAGCCGTGGAACGCTCCCGAAGAGTGGATCTGGACAGGGCACGTACTTGCCGAAGCGTCATACGAAGTCAGAGATCCTCGCTTGCATATGCTGCTGTTAGGATTTGACCAGAGCTTGACAAGTCTCCCCGTTGTCGAAACGAAAATTGAAGAGGTGAGAGTAGAAAACTAAACAAAAAACCGCCTTAAATAAAGGCGGTAAAAAATCTTAGGTTGCTTACATTATAGCACGAAATAGGAGAAATAAGAAATGAACAGTTTAACGACATTGGAAAATTTATCAGTCAGCTTCAAACCTGGCACGATTGATTTTCCGCAGGCGGAAGAATTGAAGAAGTTGGTTGCTGACAAATTGGAACAGACGAAAGGACTGGTCGCTACTGATGAAAGTATCAAGGCGACCAAAGCGTCACGTGCTGAGGTCAACAAACTTAAAAAAGCGATCGGAGACGTTCGCAAAGAGTATAAAAAGGCTTGGAACGCCCCATTTGAACTCTTTGAATCAACGCTCAGAGGGCTTGAGAAAGACTGTGACGATGCATCACAGGAACTCAAGCTGACCATTGACGGGTTTGAGGAAACACAAAGAGAAGAGCGCAAACAGAAAGTACAGGCGCTCATTGAAGAAATGGCGCCTAATTATGGTGTCAAGCCTGAAGATTTGCCTATTACAGACAAGTGGCTGCTCAAGTCAACGCCACAAAAAACGATCGTGCAAGAAATTGGCGAACAAATGAAGGTGCTCGTTAACCTGTACAAGGAGCGCGATGAGATTGTTAAGAAGTGCATGAAGAACGATCTTGCCCCGGCTCCGTACATTGAAATGCACAAAAACGGAATGTCATATATCGATGTGACAAACACGATTGAATCAGATTTAATCGACCGAGAAAACACGGCTGACCTCTTCAAGCAAGCAAAACAAGCCAAAATGGCCGAACAAAAAGCCACTATGGTAGATGTTGGAGATGGGCGCTTGGTTGATGAAAATGGAGAGGTTAAGCATGAGCTGCAACTCGTAACCTTTACGCTCAAAGGCACCAAAGAACAGCTCGACAATGTAGCCCGTTTCTGCATCACAAACGGTGTAAAAGTGGTCAAGGCAAGCGAGAGAGAGACGGTGATTGAGTAATGGAAAACAGCGAAGAAACAAAAGCCTTGTATAAAGCGTTGGGGCTTTTCAGGAAAAACATCAAACAACCAGCCAAAGACGGGAAAAACCCGTATTTCAAAAGCTCATACGTGACTCTTGAGGGAGTCATCAAGTCGGTAGATGAAGCGATGAACGGGACAGGATTGTCTTTTGTACAAGAAGTCGCAACGATCAACGGCTTGCCGTCCGTCAGAACCATGCTCATGCACGAAGACGGAGGCACAATGGCGACCGAATGGCTTAGCTTGCCGCTCAAACAAAACGCTACACCACAAGATGTCGGTTCGCTTATAACATATGCTAAGCGATACCAACTAGCAGGCTTCCTTGGCATTTCAAGCGACATTGACGATGACGGTAACCAAGCCAGTCAAAATTATCGTCAGATGCCACATAGCAGTCAGCCACAAGTGAGTGAGCAAGTGCTGGCAAAATGGAAACAGGCGATGGCTGATACGTGTCAACGCTTGGGCAAGAGCCAAAAAGACGTTATGGCTCTTATCAAAAAAGAGATTATCGAAAACAAGCGCTTTGCCAATTATCGAAGTTGGAGCGAAGAGGTAAAACGCAAGGCAGAAATCACAATCATGAAAGAGGAATTAGGAGGACAAAAGAATGAACAACGTTAATTTGATTGGTCGCTTGACCAAAGATGTCGATTTAAGATACACGCAAACAGGATTAGCAGTAGGACGCTTCTCCGTGGCGATCGACCGCCCCAAAAAAGACGGGCAGGATAATGGGGCAGACTTCCCAAATTGTGTAGCATACGGTAAAACCGCCGAAAATCTCGCCAATTACGTTCATAAAGGCGAGATGGTCGGGGTGACGGGGTGCATCCGGACAGGGAGCTACACTAAAAAGGACGGTCAGAAGGTCTACACAACTGACGTAGCCGTAACGAGTGCTCAATTTTTGAATCCGAGACCAAATGGTTATCAAAACAACGGAAATGGTTATCAAAACAACGGAAATGGTTATCAAAACAACGGAAATGGTTATCAAAACAACGGATACCAAAATAATGGCGGATATCAGCGACAAAGTGCGCCAAACTCGACCAATAATGGCAATTTTGGACAGAATAATGCACAAAATGCACAATATGGCTTTG